CCCTCAAAATCGACAGTAACGCCGTTGCTCACCCATTGCGCCGGATTCTCCTCATTATTGCTTCGACCGGCTGCCGAGAACTTACAGCGGAGCGAATCGGCAATTTCGGCGAGATTGATAGAAGATTCCACCACCTCGATATTGAAATGATATTCCGTTTCACCGGTTCTGAACATCATCGTTTCAGTTCCTGGAGTGGTGAACCGATTGGTATAGTGTTGCACTGTCCGCGGAGCGTTCACGCTCTGAGTTTGCAGCCCGTCGTGGAATACCTCGACAACCGCCGGAGTAATATCCGGGTTATAGGCCACGAAATCGAAATCCACGCGCTCGAATTGCCCTACCTCCAATGTCGGAGTAAGATAATCGTTACCCTCGAAGATACGACCGTCCGGGAAGATAATCATCGTACCGAGGAAGGGGGTTGAGACGTTACCCGCCGCCGGTTTCTTCAGGAGGTCGATATAAATAGATTCCGAAAGGAGTGTCAGCGTCTCCGACGCCTCCAGCTCTGCAACCATTTGAATATTATGTCGGCCAACAGTCAGAGCCGACATCGGTACGGCAAAGCTGCCGTTCGTCTTGCCGGATTTATTAACGACCTTCGTATCGTAAGGCTGGCCGTCGAGATACAGATTTATCGTTTTAGAGCCTGAACCCTGAACCGTGAACGGAATCGTAACCGTCTCATAAGGAGTGTAACCACCTCCGGCGATAGAGTTTGCAAGCGAATAAGAGCTTGACAGGGCCAGAGTGAGCGCGCGAACTTGCGCGGTAGCCTGCCGGGTGCGCTTCGCGCCTGTTTCCGGGTCAATAACTGAAGCCTTTACCGTAATATCGGTTGTGCCGCTGCGGATATAGCTCGTAATATCGAGTTCCTTTGTACCGGCTGTCACGTCGTTTAGCGTAGTAGAAAACGTGGTAACAGCTCCGTTCTTGATGGTAATTTCGATGTCGGCGCGTTGGCCTGTCGATTCACCTCCCTGATCTCCTCCGAGATACTGGTGGTCATAAGAATAAGAGAGCATAACCGGCGAACCCTCTCGGATAATCGGGTTATCTACCTTCGCCGAAAGTACGATTTTAGCTGTTGATCCCTGCTCTCCGCCACCGCCGGTGCTTACGGGAATATCACACCCGGCAATCTCGGCGCCGTCTTTATTGGTGATTGACAAATGAATCTCCGTTCCCTCCTCATTCATCTGCGGGTCGATATTGGCGATCGTCTTATCCTGAAGGTCGTTGATAGCCTGAGTGACCACATTGTTCTGAACCGGGTTTGTTGAGTTCGGAGAAAGAGTTTCGTCCACCTCGATTTCGTCCATAGTGATATTTACCACGCCTTCGGCGTCCGGGTTTACCGGCTTGCCATTCAGTTTAATGCCTGTGATTTTTCCTTTGCCTCCGGTGTCCTCCCAAGCGTCGGCGCTTTCCCACTGTGTCAGCGTTGAGCCTTTGAACTGCTTCGTTTCCCACTCCCCTGTACCGAGGCGGTAGGTAATCCAGCGACCGAGGGCGCGATGAGTGGCCGGAACCGCCTCAATAGCTGAAACAAGGTCGTAAAAACCGTTTTCGGGCGGAACAAGTTCCGTCACGTTGATAAGATTTCCGGCGCCCTTCTGGCCGACTTCCTCCCAATCGGCCCACGTTACATTCGTGCCAGCCTGATTGCTCAGGTATGTGCCTCGGCGAAAAGTAAGGCCGGAAGCGCCAAAAAGATACTGAATAATGGCACCCTTAGAGGCTCCAACCGGAGAGCTGGCGGATTGTTGTCTGCGAACCACCAGCACATTGCCGGAGCTTCCGGCTATATTCAAATAATATAAACCGCTTTCGGTAATGTCGTCAACTCCCGCAACGCTGCGGATATTAACAGCGGTTTCAAGGGAATCAAGGCGCTCCCGCTGCAATTCGTCCGCGTCCTCCAGATTCATAAAATCGTCCTCCAGAATATTAAGGCGCGAATTTATAGCGGCGAGAAGGTCGGCGAGACTGTCGTTATCCTTAATCCCGTTAAGAAAATTGAGAATCTCCTGAAAATTCTCGATAGCCTGAGAGGCATTTTTACCGAGAATATTATCAATTGACTGTTTGTTTTTGGTGGCTGCCGTCTGTGCGTCGTTTGCCGTTCGTGTCACAGTCTGGAGGGCAAGCTGAAGCGTGTCGATAGTCCGTTGCAAAGCTGCGTCGGCGGCCACACGTTCGGCCCGTTCCGTCTGCACCGCCGAATTATTCGTCAAAAGGTCTTTGTAACCCCTATTCAAAAAATCGAACACACGGGCGACCATTTCATTTGTAACGCTTTCGGGATCCTCGGCGTTCCAGATAACCGTTATAAGGTCATCTATAAACTTTTGTGTCGTAGTGTCTGCCATTGTGAATAATTGATTAGTTAAATTGTTTGCTGAACTGCTTCGAGAACACACGCGGTTTCCTGCCTTCTGAACCGTCGATAATATCCTGCATAATATTGGTTTCCGCGTCTGCGATAGTCAGTTTTATAGAGAACTTTTCGGGTGCGTCCGGACGCGGGCGATACGTAAACTCCTCGGCCGATGGGATTACCTTCACCGGGAGAGCTGTCAAATCGAGCAGATAGACCTCCTCGCTTGCAATCATATCCATAATGAAGCGAACCTCGTCCGGGCGTTTAACTCCAGTCTCCACCGTTATGGCCTGACGTCTCTCGACGCGCTCCCGTTCGGTGTAGAAATCTCCTGTAACAGAATCCAGCCGCTTGAAAATAGCTTCCTCCGCCTCCTCATATTCCGGGGAGACAGACAGTTCTCCGGTAAGCTCTATAATCTCAAATATGCCGAGAGAATTACGGAATTTCAGGCGATAACGCTCTTTGGAAATATCCGAACGCTCGACTACAACACGGCACGAGAATACCCCGGCCATATAAACATCGAATATATTAGGTATAACCCGGTGATCGTTCATGAAGCGACGGCGTAGCGCGTCAATATCCAGAGCTGAAACGCCCATACCCAGACGGTCAAACGTCAAAGTTTTGCCCGTAACCGTCTCCACTACATCAATTTGTTTGATCTGTTGGCTAATTAAGAAATAGAGCGGATAAAGCTCCGTTTCTTCATAATCACGCGCCACCCGGCTGTTCTGGTCGTAAGAAAAAAATTACCCTTCGGATTTATGAACCGGGAATCGAACACATCGGTTCCCAGACTGACGAACCGGCGAAAATTCTGTTTCGATATGCCGCCGGGGATCGCGGTAAATTCACATTCACCCTCGTAACCGTCGTATTCTGCCAGTACATAAATTGAGAAGTCGGCCAGAGTACCCGCGTCATAAATTTCCACTACGGGATCCGTATTGCCTTCCGGTGGTTCGGGGAAATTCCATATAAAAGCGTCTATAATCTCCGAAATGTCAAGATGCAGAGGCGGGAAAAACCGGCCTTCGTAAATATTCGTTCCCGACATCATGACGGTTAATTTTCCGCCCCGCTTATCGAAAGCGTCGCCCGGAAAATTCTCCCTTAAAATAATCGGATTACGCGAAAAGGCGAACCCACTTGTAACATTCTGTACTTTCATAATCAGCCGAGAACCAAAGTAACGGAGGCGATAGAACCATTAAACTCGGTCTTAGCTCCCCACTGTGTTAAAAACTCGTCTCGCTCCGGTGATGGAGTTGTCATAAAGTCGTAGAATCCTGAAAGCGACCCCGTGTGGTTTCGCTTCCAGAACTCGTAAAATTCTTCGACCTCCGCTACTTGCGGAGCTGTAACGATATTATTACTTTCCATGTCGCAAAATTGCCACTAACAACAGGAAAGCGAAAGGACTAATCAGCAACCCATTTAGGAACGAGAACGACCGTATATTCCACGATTGCCTCCTCTTGTCCGATTGGCAATTCGTCAAGTTCCCAATCTTCCTGCTCTCCCTGATAGGTCATATCGTGAATTTCGTAAATATCGTAAATCAGACGGGCCTTGTATTTCCTCGTTAATTTCTGGTTTATTCCAGTCGGTTCCGGGATCGTCGTATCGTTGTCCCACGTCGGCAGAACCCGCGACATCGAGCGGAACACGGCCCCGGCTGGCCCGATATACCAATAATCGCCCTCAGTTCCGTGCGGCTGATACTCATAGCAGGATATATAATTATTAGCGGCCAGACGTCTTGCCTCATAAGTATTCAAAGCCTCACCGTAGTTATCGCTCAACAAACGCCATTCAAGATGCCGAGAACCCGCTGAGAAATCCGGCACCTTCTGTTCCTCGGTGATATTATATTTACCATGTGGCTGAATCGTGCGGAGCTTCATATCTACCGAGATATTACGGCCAGAAGGTAACGAATACGTCTAGAAGGTAACGAATAATTCATCGTATCAATCAAGCAGCGAATGCCCTTAAAGGTATATACGTCAATTACTCCGAACAGCGAGAGATCTAATTTATTAACACGGGTGTTAATTTCGACGGAGCGATTTCCGTGCCGTAGAATCTCATCATAATCGGCCCAGAACTTTGCAAACAGGCCGTCCTTGAACTGGAACAGTAGCGAAAGCGTCGGTTTCGTTCCATCGTCGAGGGTAATAGGGAGGCCGTCATCGCCTTCAGGATTCAGGCGCCCGAACGTCTTATTATCCTTAGTATAAGCGAACATAAAGGCAAGGGGCGTCGATTCCCCCGTATTTTCGGTTTCATCGCTTCCCTTTATGTAGCTATGATAATGCCGGGCGCCGAAAAGATAAACCGGGCATTTGTCATTGAAATAATGCCCGACGCCGAGGCCCACGGTGTTAACGCGGTCAACCGGCACAAACTCGTCGTCGCTCGAAAGCTCCAGCGGCGTAAGCCCTTCCGGCTGCGGATCCCAATTAAAAAAACTTGACGAGGATAGACGAACCTTCCCATTTGTAGCATCGAGGCGGTACCACATACCCGTGATAAACTCACGAGCGAGAAACGTAGTGTTAGATGTTGTAACAGAAGCGCCAGCACGTGAAGCCGCGCTTCTCGCCGCGTAATAGTCGCGGTCGTCGTCATAATCATCGCGTCCATCGTCGCGGTCGTCGTCAGGCTCCGGGTAATCAGCTTCCGGAGGCTCCGGGTAATCCTGATCCGGCTCCCAATCCTCCCAGGGGTCGTAATAATCGTCATAAACGTCTCCGTCCCATTTCGGCTCGTCCTGAGTACCTACGTTCTGCCATTCGCTAACATGTGCGCCAAGGCGAACCGAACCTACATTCAGGCCCTTAACAAAATCCTCGAACCTCTCGTGGCTTGGCGCTGCACCCTCTATCGACGTGTTAGCCGATAACTTGACGTATTGCCGGGCCTCATAGATGATTTTTTCCGGGCCTGTAGCCAATTCTGTAAGATTGCGAGATCCCCGGCTATTTATTATATCCCGTAATAGTTCAAGGCGAACAGTTCCCGTGTTATTGTCAATATTATAGACGAATCCAAAACGAACCCAGAGCGCGTTCAGAAACTCCTCGACCGAGCTGTCCGGCATAAGGTCAGAATATTTAACCTCTGCCCGGCAAACAGAATCCGCCGCATTATTCAGCACCACGAGCCGGGCCAGCTCGATATTATTTTTGAACGGATTTTCAATAATTTCAACTCCTATATTTTCAAAAATAAGTTCCAGAACGCGCCACACCCGAAGAAATGGCGTAACCATATAGCCTTCAGGTATTGAAACATCTGTAATCACTCCGTCGATAAGGCGTTTAACCGTTCCCGGCTGCGCCAGTCCGTGGTCTCCTACAAGATTGAGAACCTCCCAATAAACCTTTTTTTCGTTGTCGGTTCCCGTACTTTCATTGTTGACAGCAACCGGGAAAACCGCGAAATCATCTGTTTGCGGATTCGGTGTTCGGTAAATTCTATCAAGGTCGTTAAGAAGCCATTCTATACGATAGCCTCCGTTCTGCTCATTCGGTAAATAGGTCGGAAGGTTATCCAGCTCGGCCAATTTCTTAGCCTGCCACTTAGCGTAGGCCGTTGAATTGTCGAAACCTATGTTAAAAGTAATACCCTCCTTTTTCCCTGCCTCCGTTATATTCAGAACACCGCTACGAATGTAAGGCCCTTCGACAACCTCTGCGGACTGTTCCGGGAAATTAGGGTCGAATCCCGTATCAATACGGTGAGGCGCACCGAGAAGGCGGATATTTCGGCGGGTGGCTGGAACAGTGGCTGGGATCGACTGACTGCCTCGCTCGTTGAATATAGGGTTAGAGTCCTCTATTTCGATAGAAAACCCTGAAGGGAGATCAATAGCCTCGCCTCCTGTCTTAATTTTAAGCATAGCAACAAAAAATTAGCGTTTTTTTCGGGTGAATGGAGCGCGGGCGCGTTCCATCGTATCTTGTTTATCTTCTATGTCTTGCAATAGCACATAAGCCCGCATATTTCTGGCAGCGGCCCTAAGCTCCTTCGCCGCCTGAACGAGATCAGCGGCGTCGATGGCCGGAGCTGTGGAAGTAAAACCGCCGTCGGCGTAGCCAGCTGAAGGAGTTCCGACGGGAATTCCGGAACCGAGAAGCTTATTACGGCGAATCGCCTCAATCGTACCCACGGCATCAACCACTCGCGGATTATCCATAATTGGCTTCGGCACCACATACTCGCCGCGATGAACGACACCCGCGACCTCGTAGCGGTCTCCGTCACCGGTGTAGCCGCCTTCAGCATAGCCGGAAAGAACACGTTCCGCCTTCGCCGGTTGAGTGGCCGAGCTTCCAGCAGTATTCCCCGGCTGCATATTCTTGATTTTATCGCGTTCGGCCTTCGCGCTCACGGCCTGAGCAATGCCCGTAGCTGTCAGCATGGCCGCCGCGATAGCTCCACCGATAGGGCCGAGGTCGGCGAAAGCCTTCATAATCGAAACTGCTGTATCTGCAACAATTTGCGATACCTTTATGGCAAAATTAACGTCGGCGTATTTCTTTTGAATTTCGAGTTTTTTATTTTCTTTTTCTTCTTCGAGTGCGGCGGTGTCCTCACCGTTATTTTTCGCCTGTTGTATCAGAACATCGAATTTCGCGTCGCTTTGTGCAATTTCCGCGTCCTGAATAGCCGAAAACATTGAGCCGGAAAGATTAGCGTAATAATCGAAATACTTTTTAGCATTATCGACGCCCATCTGTAGCTTCTTTTTCTGATAATCCTTCTCCTTTATCAGCCCTTGACGGTGGTAATTTTCAAGCTGTGCGAGTTCCCGATTAAACTCGTCGGCCCATGAAAGACCGGTAAGCTCCTGAATTTGCCACATCTGCTCTTGATACTGGAAGTTCAGGGCCGCGATACGTCGTTGTTTTTCCGTTTCGAGGGCGACGATAGCCTCCGCATTATCTCCGGCGGCTTCCTTCAGAGCCTCGTAATATGAAATCAAGCCGGCCCGCTGGCTGTCGAATCCGGCCTTAATGCCGTCAGCGCTGGTCGTGTCGGCCATAGCCTCACGAAGAAGCTCCGAGAATTTCCCGGTATCTGTCAGAATCTGGCTTTGAACCTTAGAAATGTCGGTGGAAATCTGTCGAAGAAGGTTTTGTTTCTCCTCGCTGCTGTAATAGTCTGCTGCGTTAACACTGTCATAATAGGCCTGAAGTTCTTTCAGCTGGTCGTTATGCAACTGTCTGTCGAGGTCAAGCTGGTAAACCTTGGCCGCCTCCTCTAAATCAGCGTCAGCAATAACCGATGCCCGGATTAAATCGCTTTGGTGGCGATAAAACGCCTCTGTCGCGGTCATTCTCTCCTTGTGGTCGGTGGCGTCCTGCTTAATCAGAGCCTTATTTATTGCCTGTTGAGCTGCTGCCGATTGCTGAGCCAACTTATTCTGCTCGGCGGTGATAGCGTCAAGCGTCTTGGTGTGAGTGCTGTCTGTTCGTTCCCGGAGTATATCGAGGGCCGCCGTCAATTCCGAGCAATATCGAATCAACTCCCGATTCTTGGCAATGGTGCGCTCCGTTTCCTTCAAATCAGATTTATTGATTTCAAGAAGGCGGCGCTGGTGTTCATCATCAACGGGGGCCGTAACTTCGTCGAGAGAATCGGCGCCATATGTTCCTGGCTCCCGTTTCTGTCTGGCCTTTCCCATCAGCTCCTTGCGTTCCTCCTGAAGCAATTTAATACGCTTCTGGATTCGGTCGAGTTCCTCATCGCTCTGCGGGTCGATTTTACGAAGGCGTTTCAGTTCGGCGTTAATCTCCTTCAGGCGTGAAACCGTTTCGGAAGCTACTGCGCCGGTGTTCTTCAAAGGAGTGATAACCTCGTCTGTCATAATATCCGCAAGATCTACGCCCGCAGCCTTCATGTCGAGTTTTAGATCGATAAAATCGGCCTGTAACTCATTTAGAGCGGCGTCGGCAGCGTTGAAATCGCGTACAGCTTCGATCAGACGTTCGTCCTCAAAAGTTCCGGTAACCCAGTCATTATAAAGGGCATTATAAGCCCGCAAATACGCCTCTTGCTTGTCGAGTTCCGGATATGATTGACGTATCAGCTCGGCACGTCGATGAACCTCACGTTTAAGATTCTCGTCGTACATACGTTGCAGCTTTCGCTGGCTGTCCTCTATGTCCTTGACGTACTGTTCGTAATTTTCCCGGTAATATTCCATTCGGGCCTTTTTCTCCAGCGAAACGAGGTATTCGTTAAGTGCCTGAGTAGCTCCACGAAGGGCGCCCGTTTCCGCGTCTATGTAACCGTTATATTCCGGGCAAATTTCATTCAGTTTCTTTATCGCTTTTTCGCGTCGCTCCTTTGCTATAGTCTCGTTTTCGGCTATTTTCAGGAGTTCTGAAATACGATCGCGCTCGACGGCCAGACTTTTATTCATTTCGTCAGCCCGTTTAATCCCATCCTCCCGGTTTTTAGCGTTGATCTCCTCTACCTCATTCAGTTCTCTTTGGGCGTCGGTGGCGTCCTCGGTAGCCGAATTATAGCTAATAATCGCGGCGATCGCCATAGCCAGAAGGCTAACGATAAGAATAATCGGGTTCGCCATGAGGGCAGCGTTAAACGAGCGTGTGGCGATGGCCGCTTTAATATTTGAGGCTGATTCAACCACCATAGCCTTAGCCTTTAGGGCCATAGCCTTTACAAAAGCAAGTGCCGATTTAGTTGCGGTTGCTATGTTGGTAAAAAATGATTTTGTAGCCTTTGCAGCAGCCAGAGCCATGATTTTATAAGTAATCAGACCGGCCACGAGCGAGTTGAGAATTATTCGGCCCGCTTTTGTCTGAGTAAATAGCTTCGAGAACCAGCCGACAAGCGTAGCGACGCCGGAAATCAGCCAGCCCACCCCGGCAACCACTGTTCCTATCATAGTACCCAGCGGAGTAAGCGCGTCAATAATTGAGCCAATCCAGTTTACCAGCTCCGTAGCCCATTCGTAGAACGTTTTAAGGGCCACGCGGAAAGAATAGAATTTCATCACCAGCCCTTCGACCGCAGACTCGAAACCAGCCCATGAACCGGTGGCATTATCGGCCATTGTCTCCGACATAGCGTTAAAATCATCTGTGCAGCCCGTAATGGAATCACGGAGGGCCAGAATATCATCGGCACCATTAAGGAAAGTCGAGAAGGCGGCTACGCTTCGTTTATCTGTAAGTTCGAGAGCCTTCGCAAGATCGACACCCTCTGAGTTAAGTTTCTTAAGGCCCGCGACAAGTTGATCGAGGTTCTGAACCGGGCCGCCGAGAGCCTGAGCAAGATCCCCGTTAGCGTCGGCCAGATTCAGGAGGATATTACGTGTCGCGGTGGCAGCGCTCGATGCGTCAAAACCTGCGTTTGACAGCTGGCCGAGAAGTGCGGTTGTTTCCTCCAGTGCGAACCCGAAAGAGTACGCGACAGGGCCGACGGTAGCCAGCGAACCCTCCAGCTTATTGAAATCGAGGGCGCTTTTAGTGGTGGCGACAGCAAAAGAGGCCATAACCGCCTCCGCCTCGTCGGCGTCTTTATTAAACATGCGCATAGCGGCACCGGCAAAGGCGGCGGCGCTCGAAAGGTCTGTATCTACGGCCTTCGCAAATTTCAAGGTAGCCGGCGTCAGCTTCTCGATCACGTCCTGAGAAAAACCGAGTTTCGCCAGCTCAGTTTGGAGGGCTGTAACCTGAGAGGCTGTCGCGGTGGTTGTCCTGCCTAAATATTTCGCTTGCTCGGTCAGCTTTGAAACGCCATCAATGCTCGTACCCAGAACCGACGCTAATTTAGAGTTCGCTCGCTCGAAATCCTGAATAATCGATACTAAATTTTTAAAAGCTCCTATAACCTGAGTAGTGATAATCATACCCAGCCCCATAAAAAATCCCTTTATTGAGGTAGCGATCTTATCCAGAGACAAGAGAGAAGCCATAAACCCGCGGGTCGAGCGTGTGGCCTCTGCGTGAGCCTTTTCGACACGCCTAATCTGATCCTCTAACTCTCTGTATCGTTTCGGGTCTGCGGCTCTCGACGTGTTCGCCAGGTCACGTTTAAGATTTTTCAGCTCCTTACCGAGCTGCGCGGCTGTTTTCCTCGAAATGTCGATTTGCTTTTCCTGAGCGGTAATTTCCCGCTTATTCTTCTCGATTTCACGGGTATTTTCCTGAATTGTAGCGTTAAGGCGTTTAATCTCCTCTGAGTGGTCGCCCTCGGTAGCCGTGAGGCGAGAAATCTCCTTACGGTGTTCGGCGTTCTGTTTACGGAGGTTTTCAGTCGCTTTTGTAAGGCGGTGAATCTCCTCTTGTGCCTTTTGTGCCTTCAGATCAAGCTCGACCGAAATTTTATCATTGTTTAATTTTGCCATGACAAAGGGGGTAATCTTGTTTTTGGCAAAATTACCCCCTGCGGGTTAGTCTATGAAGGACACCGGATTAGCGGAAAAACCTCGACAAAATGCGGTACCAGAGTGGCAATTTTCGAGGCTCCGGATACTGAGCTTCGATTAAAGGTTCTCCGACTCTCAGTCGGTAAACAATTACGAAAAACAAATAAAGGATTAGATATGTGATTGCTGAAAGAAAGGCGGCCATGAGAAAGCCCGAAAACGAAAATTCGCCGTCGATTCTATAAAACACGTACAACCAGACCGCAGGAACGGCGACGAGAACCAAATTAGCTAATAATTTCCGAATCATTTTTCTACTCCTTTCGTTAAAAATTCCGTTATGAGTTGAGAGGTTGAGATTTTCCGGCGGTCGGCCTCGTCTCGAATCATCGACAAGAGCCACGTCGGGAGCGTAACCGAAATTTTCGTCCTCGGTTCGCCGTCCTGAGTTTTACGCCCGGCACCTTCGCGGGCGCCTCCGCTTCCTATTCCTCCCATATCGATATAACATTAATTTTCACAAAGGTAAGCATTATTTTTGAATTAGGCGATATATTCAAAATAAAATAAATATGTTACACAACATAATAAGCGCCCGCAAGTATAAAAACTTACGAGCGCAAATATATGCAACGTAACGGAAGGTTAATTTTCAGGAGCGGGTGGTGTCTGCTGTTTCTTCCTGAGACTCCTCGATGGATTCGGCCTCCTTTTTGCGGTCGCGCCATGCCTGAACGAACAGCACAATGAACGAGAAGGCGATGAGCCAGAGCGTTTCGAGGCCCACAGCGGCAAGGATAGCCACAGAAGCGGCAACCTTACCCCAGAGCCACCAGAGATAGGCAGCGCCGGGCGAGAGAATGAGAGCGCCGCGAATGATAGCAGCCACGATAATTTTTAACTTTTTCATGTTGATAACTCGGTTTATTGTTGATAACTGTTAGAGATTGTGGTCGTAGTAAATTTCTTTAGCCAATCATGAAACTCGTATCGAATATCCCGGAACGTCTGTTTATAGAGAATCCCCCAGATAGGCCGGTTATAGATCCGGTAATTTCCGAGACGCTTCATATCGAGAAATCGGATATACGTCGGATATTTCACAGCTGCGGAAAGCGACGACCCGGAACCGTCAAGGATTAGCGTCGGACTTTCGAGTGCCTTCTGCAATCTTCCCGAACGACTGCGCTTGCTCCCGTCTGTACGGTAAGCCTGTTTTCCGTAAATCTTATTCGCTGCAATACGTCTCTGTTCCTCGAAAATATTGCGGAATCCCCGGCGAATATACTCCGTGAAATATTTTGAGACGAGGTCGGGGTCTTGTGTCGGCTCGGTCATAATCCGAATGAGTTAGCGTTAAAAGCTATCGACCAACCCGCGAACGTGCCGTAAAGCTCCGTTTCCGGGGCCGTCTCGATAGAAGCCACGTCGATAGAGAAAGCCGGACAGGTTCCGCGCTGGTCGTTGAGCAAGCAATTTTTTACCGCTTCCGCTACTGGCTGCGTCTGTTCCAGAATGTCGAACGCCGATTCCTTCATCGGGTTATATTTCTTCATCACAAACACTACGCACTGATTTGCTTCCTTGAAGGCATCGGGATTATTGGCCGAGGAATCAGCCAACGGCGGAAAGATAAAGAGCGTCATAGAATCAGACGGGAGCGCCTGAATCTTCTTGCCCATCTCCTTGTCAATAGTGATAGGGAGAACCCCGGTAATAGAATCGAGGCGATCGGCAACGCTCTGCCAATACTCGCGAAAGAGAGAGAGATTTATCATATCTGACCGAAATAGTGGTTAGCCTCGGCGGTACGTCGTTTCACCAGACCGGGGAGAGGTTTCAGAACACCGTTAACTCTTGCGTTTACGTGCTTCAGGAACTCGGCGCGGATAGCCGGATCGGCTGGGTTTGCCTTCACCATGCGGACGAGTGTCGGGGCCTTCGTTGAGAGAGAACCGATATTGTAGGAAAGAGATACGAGCGCGTCGAACTGACAGCCGGAGAGCTGCACCCCTGAGAAGGTAGGGGCGACAGTGGCGGCGAAACGCTTAATATCCTCCTCGAAAAGCGCGTCGGCCTCCTGCTGTGTTATGTGCTTACCCGGAGTAACATCGGGGCCGGTATGGCCGTAGCCGATAGTCATAACACCGGCGGGGCAACGGTATGCGGTGAGCTTGCAACCCTCCCACGCCTTAATCATCTGTTTAATTTTCTGCGATAATTCCATGATATATAAATATTTGAATATGAATCTCCGGTTAAACCGTCTTAAATCTGCTTATTTTGCCGGGTTATTTCGCTTCTCGTGCAGATACTCGAATTTGCCCTTATAGAGGTAAATAAGAACCTCCCACATATCTGAGCGCTCCACGTCTCGCACATTACCGAACAGCCCGGCGGAGGCTATCTCGAAAGTTATGCCAGTCCAGCCGGTTTTATCGTCAGGACGGGAGGATCCGGAACCCTTGAAAATAATCCGAAAGTCGATTTTCTTCCCGTTAATATCAATCGGGCCGGACATTATCGCCTTCCATACAGAGGAAAGAAGCGTCGGCGCGTGAAATGCCAAAAGGTCGGGAACCGGTTCCGCGTCCGGAATATTATACAGGCGGCGGGCGATATGGGCGTAACCTTCGGCCACTCCTTCATCATCAGCGGCGGCCAGAGCCTCGAACACCGTCAGGCACTCGACGAAAACGCCGAACGTAACGCCCTCCAGCCAGTCTCCGGGGCCATTATAACCTCGATAAGACGGAAGGAGATTAACCGGTGTGGTAAAATCGAGGCTAACACGGTCACCGATTTCCACGAAATAACCGTCAATCGCGGCCATCTGTTCCTCCAGCTCCGCGGCGTGTTCAGCCTTCAAGATGGTGAAATCAGCTTTACCGAGGCCGACAAGGAAAGAGAACCAGCGAACCCGGAAATAATCGAGATCAATCGCCCCGCTTCCAAGAGCGAAAGCGAGAAAACAGTAATATTCATATTGCTTCGGAGACAGTTCACCGACATTAGTCGGAATTTCAACCGAGCGCCCGCGTGTTGTAATTGATTCCATTAAAACGACATTCCCTTACTGTGAACAATAGGGCCGGAAATATATGATTCGACCTGATCGCCTTCGGCCTCCAGCTCTGCCACGAGCTGCTGAAGTCGGCCAAGGCACCGGGCCGCGTCGGTGCCGAGCGATGCGGCCACAGCTGCGCGGGCCGATTGCTCCGCTTTGAGCCGGGATTTTACCGGCTGCGATTGCTGAATCTGCACGATACCCTCCGGGATAACCTCGACGGGCAAGCGTTCCACCGCCTTTTTAATCGAGAGCAAGGCCACGGCACGTGCCGCCGAATCCTTCAAAACATCGGTAACAGCCTCGTCTCCCTGAAGGAGAGCGGTAAGATACTTTCGCCCAAGTACCGGCGCCACGTCGGCACCTTGAACCTCCCGTATGATAGGAAGGAGCGTAACGAACAGACGATGGGAGCCGATATTATAATATTCGTCGAACTCCTCCTTACTGCGAATCAGAAGGCCCTCGCGCTGTCGGTATTTCCTCGATTCAGTCCAGAAGGAGAACGCGCCCCGGTCAAGCGCCTCCACAAGCGCGTCGGTCGCTTCATAGGCGAGGCGTGTAATATTCTCCTCGTCCTTGAACTCCTGAAGGGCTGTAAGGCCCTTTTCATTCTCTCCGAGGCGGCGAGAGCGGCCGCCTTCGTCGTGTTGAGCGTCAAGCGTCGGAATAATCTTCAGCCACGAAAACATTGCTACGGCCTGTTTCAGATAGCCGAGCGCAATAGTAGCCGACGCCGGGAACTCCTCGTCAGGCTGCTCTCCGTTTTCATAGAATCGGGCCAGAGCCTCGACCGGCTCCGGGCCTACGATTGCCACGACGTCGCGGATTCCGAGCGGCAGAACCGGTTCCCACTTATCGAAATCAATCCCGTTAGAGATAAGGCCAACGGCGGCCACAATTTCGGCGCTTCCGTTGCCATCGCGGTTAAACAGTATCATCGCGTTTAAGTTTATAAGGTTCCCAGCCTTCAAAATCCTTATTGAACGACTGAATATTATCGAAAATTTCTTCCTTGTAGAATCGGGCCAGATCAGAGTCAACCGTAATAACCGCACACTCTGAACGCGGATTCGTATTTACATTCGCGCTTCCCTCGATCACGAAATCGAAGTGTTCACCAAAACCGGCCATAACCTTAGAGTGATTCCGGAAAATCGCCACACGTCCACCAAACTCCCTTACCAGCTCAGATAACATCAGGTAGATAGAAGCGTATGAGGCTTGAAAAATTTCACCTACATAAAAATCAATATGTCCGAGATCTCCCCGGCGAATCCACTTGCCTATCTCCTCGACATCGGTCGCGGCCATGCACCAAGTAGACAAAAGCACATATTCCACGCGCTGCTGCTTGATTATAACCCGTAAGTAAGTGAGGGCGTCAACGTCTCCGAATGAAAAACAATGATAGGCCGTACCCTGCTCAAAATGCCACGGCAGACCCTCCTCCAGCGCAAGCTCCGATTTTATTCGTCGCTCGACATAACGCCCGCGTGTACGGCGACAGGCGACCGCCCGCTCCTTGTTAGGATCCTCCGGGCGCTCCTTGCCTTCGTCCTTGCCGCGCTGTGGCTGCTCTGCTATGTCTCCGAACAAATTACGCATTTGCTTTAACTCTATTTTCGGGGTTGACATTCTTTTCGGCCTCGACAACAGTACGATAAAGACCGATTTTAATATCTGTTCCGGGGTGGTTGGTGTCGATATATTGCTGGAAAGGCTTACAAAGAACCATATCAGCGACGGCGGTTTCCGTAGCGTTATACACCTTCAGAGCGTAGAGCTTTTCAGAACCTGAACCGAGCTTCGTATCGAGAATAAGATTAGAAAGAGACGGATCAAGACCGAAGCCGGAAGTGGCGGCAGCCTCCGCCTTTTTGCAGATAGCGACCTGAGCCTCGATATACTCTTTAACCTTGTTGTCTATCGACGTGATTTTCCAGCCTTCAAAATTGTTGGCCTCCGGGTTCCAGAAATTCGAGGTATGGAAGAATTTACCCGCGTTCTCCTTGCCAGACATCGAAGCCGCGAAACGTTCCATAGCCGCGTCCTTGAACTCCTCCAGCATTTTAGGCGAATAAGGTATATTTCTTTGCTGACAAAGATCCTTAATAATCTCCTCCTGACGATCCCAGTAAGACTGTGGCGATTCGATATGTTTCGAGATAGCCGAGGCGTTCTCGTTATAGGTAGCCAGAAGCGGGGCAAGAGTACCGGCCAGCTCCAGCCAGTCGAACGCGCCAATAAAGCGGGGAACGCTATAATGGTCGTGTCCGTAGCTGTAAACATTGTAATAGGCCAGAGAAACCGCGTGTTTCAGTGGTTCGCGGGGGTCGAACAGGGGGTAAACGTGCGAAGTTGCCGGATCAGCCACGGGCCAGTCTGCCACCATCGCCTCGGTCGGGAGCTTATTATCTCCGGGCCAGACAAAACGAACCTTACCCGCCGGAACGTGTTCGACCTTAGCGATACGCCCGGCGCCGATACGTCGCCCGCGTGTGAGCGTGAATTTAACCCAGAATCCTTCCAAGTGGCAGAGGTCAATCAGACAACGGTGCATCTGTGTGAGATAATCGGTCGCCTTAAGGTCGGCGGTAATTTCATCGTCAACAGTCCACGCCCGGTAAAAGACATTAGATTCTTCCGACACGGCGTCACGATACAGCCGAGGGCCTTCGCCCCACTGCAAACCGGCCTTTTTGCCCATGATACCCTCCCCGGCGTAAAATTTTTCAAGGAGGTGACACACCCTGCCCGGCATATCATTGTCGGCGCCGAAAGGAATAATCGGCACCCCGTTAACATTCATGTATTTATAGCCAAAGGAACCGGTGGCACCCCGTAGCATATAGGTAGAAGGCGACCAGCCGCGCTGTTGCCGTGAATTGAGGCTAAAGGTGTATATTTCTCCGGCCCCATTATCGACAAAACCGAAATTACCGCTTCTGCGTATCATCGTAGAGAAAAGTTGAAGTTTTAATTTAACACCGTGCGTTGCCCGTTGAACTCGATAATTAACGGCTGCCAGCACACACGAGCGAGGCCCGTCTCGGTGTCTGTGAAAAATAATTTATAACTTGAATACTCGATTTTTTCATCGCGGGCCTTCGGGCGGATTCGTGCTGCATTTACTGTAACCACGTCTCCACCTGATCGCGTCGCCCGGTTCCATTTCCGGAACTTGAAAGAGAACACACCTCCGGCGAGGCTTATACGCTTCATCTGCTCGATAGCGTCGAAAACGTCTATCGTTTTCGGTTCTTTATCCACGGCCATAAGTGATCGGCTATTAGAACATAAACGACATACAGGATAACCAGCGACAGAAGGCCGGAACCGATAAGAGAATCTAAAGAAATTGAGGCGTTAATTTCCTCCTGAGTTTCCTCCTTTTTTTCGGTGACGGAATCCACGGCGCCGGAACTTTGGGCGCTACCCGACGAACCGCGAAACGTGAATAAGTTTTTTTGGAACGTTTCCGAGAAATTTTCACCGAGAAAATTTGAATTAAACGTCCACAAAATGACGATTGGTCGGCCTGCTGAATCTCGTTCGATGTCGATACGACCACGCTCCCCTGAACTACCGGAAATTGCTCCCCGTTGATATATACTATCGTCTGCCTCGCTGTGAACTGATTTGTTTTCCTCGGAAGTATTGAACTCGCTGTGTTCGACTGTCGTCGATTCCTGAACCATATTTCGAGAGCTGCGGCACCCTCCAGCAACAACGCAAGCAACAAGGCAAGCGAGAAAGCCCGCGCCAGCTGTGAGAGCGCGTAACCGATAAGCGAGATTATATTTTCCATGATTCATAACTGTGAAATGTCAATTAGAACACAATCAGCGCACGAGGGAGCCTTCACGCAAGCGAGGCGCGAGAGCTGCTTCAAAAATTTGGCGTTGTTATCGACGAGGAGTTCGAGGGAGTTAATTTTCTCCTTCATATTTCCGAGTTCCTTCCTAAGCTCGGCGCGGTCGTCCTGAAGATCCTTTATTAAGCCTTGATATACCGTTTGAAAATGCTCCATAGCGGTAGCCTCGGCCTGTCGGCGCGTGTATTTGATAGTAAAAATCCACGTCGCGCCGCCTCCGAGAATCAGGGTTACGATTGGTAAGATAATGTTTAGAGTTTCCATTTGCACTGTGATTATTTACGCTGCAAAGGTCTTTAATATATCGCGCGTAGCGAAGGACAAACAGAGGGAGGGCGCCCGTTTCACAACGAACGCCCTCTTTCTTGCTTGTTGATGATGGTTAACAATCTTTCTTACTTATGATATTGCCATTACTTGTGATTCGTCAATCTCTCTGAACCAGCCGCCGCCGGGTGTCTCGATATGATAGGAGTACACTCCGTTGCGGCACACTGCGTTCGAGATTCTCCCGGTCAGCTGTCGCCCGTTAAAGAAGAAGGCGACGCGCTGATTTACCCGGAATCTATTCGGTCGGTATACCGTTAGGACGTCTTGAACTCTTTCGAGGTGTCGGTCTACGGCATTGATGACGATTTCGTTAATCGTCGGTATCTGCTGTTCGAGGTTCATCGCTTTTAAGGCTTAGGCGTAAGTTCCGTTTCCTTGTCGTCATTGGAGCCATATTGCTTGTAATCCTTTATCTCCGGGGTTTGTGTCCACCCGGCATCGGCTTCAACCTCTATCACTGCGATAAAGTCAGTTTCGCCAGTCTGGAAAACATATTCAGAGACGGCGTCCTGAATAAGTTCTTTTAGAATATCTTCGTTTTTCATAATTCGTTATTCGGCTTCAGATGTTTGAGGTTCATTGTTATGATTTTCGAGAAGGGGAGCGTAATCAATCAGTTTCTTAACCAATTCGATTGAATTTGTCAGGCTGCGGTCGATTTCTAAGGCCCTTTTCTTGAAGGCATCACCGGCTCCGGCTCGTTTCGCATAATCCACGGCGTCGATAAACAATTCCTCTCCGTAGCTTATTGCCTCGGCGGCCCGCTGCAAGAAGGTGGCGGCCTTCTCGGCGGCGGTAGGTTTCTTCGGCTCGTAGGTGTCGGGGTTTATCGCCATGATAGCGTCGAGGTTCGCGGCCACGAGTTCGAGATCCTGATTAGCGTCGTTCAGGTCGGAGATAACGGAATCGTATTTTTCTCCGGCGTTGGTGGCGTGTGTAATCGCCTCGGAGATAACCACCTGTAATTGGTTGATTTTCTGCCATGCCACATTGACGTCGTGGAGCATTTCGCGCGGTTCGTCGAGTTTGTCGCCGGGAACGTCGTCGGCGCTATCTCCGTGGTCGGAAAAATCGACGTGTTCAAAAACGATCATATTTTCGACACGCTCGGTGATGTCGTCGTGGGTGTCCGGCTCCGGCTTTACGATAGCGGCGGAACCGGCCAGAGCTGCGAGGTCGGCGCGGATAGCGTCGAGCACTCGGAGCGTATGAAGCGTTTCAGTATCGCTCATACCGATTTCATCGCTCTGGTGGAGTATGTAAGTATGAAGGCGGTTGATAGTCGCCCGATAATAGTTGAATGTACCGTTTTTATGCTGAAGCGCGTTGATAACGCTAATAGCTTCGGGGGAGAGATTTACGTTATTTTGCATATTTATTTGATTTTGCTTTGTTTAACATGAAAGGTTTACCACTCTTTTAAGCCAAGTTTGTCTTGACGCACATCGCGGAGTGTTTGACGTATGCCCCACGGGGTGAAACCTACGAGAAACACGATACCGCCATAGCCGATAACATGTTCGTCGTCGATACATACGCCAGCCCAACAGATTAGGGCCGCGATTGCGGTTACAAAGATACTGAATTTTTCCGAGGTAAGGTAAATAACACCTCGAATAAGGAGTTTTTTCACTCTCGGCTTGTATGACAATGCCGGAACGGGTAACGCTGTTGCTGCTTTCATTTTTGTGGACTGTTTGTTGGTTGTTTGACGTTTTGATTACGACATAAAAAGGCGACCGCCTCTCCATGTCGTCAAACAGTCCACGGAAACCGACGAAGGGTCGAGTTTACTAAATGGTTGGAGTAGGCGGTCGCCTGTATTTCGTATGTAATCGGGCAAAACAAAAGCCCGAAGGATTTCGAGCCGTTTCAGACTCGACCCGGAGTTACCTCCGTGAACTGTTGACAGCGCAAAGTTCGGCAGAATTGTGTGAACAGTTGACAGCGCAAAGTTCGGAAGAATTGTGTAAAAAAAAAAAAAAAAAGACTTAAAATAAGTTAAGGCAAAGAAAGAAAATAAAAACGCCGGGACCCGAAGGCCCAGCGCACTTATAGTAAATTTGTAGACTTTGGCTTTCGTCCTCTTTTACGGGGATTCATCTGTCGCTCTAATGCTTGTTGGTCTTTTCGATCCTTCGTTATACGTAATTTTTCCACATATTTTTTTCTCTCTTTATATTTATTGATTTCATACTCATATAAATGCAGATCTGTTAAATCAATACGATTTAACTCATTTGATAACTCACAAATAATATCATCAATTAATGCAAGTTCCTCTTCGTACATTTTAAGACGTCGATAAATCTTTACGCACTCATGCTTAGGATACAATTCTTCACAAGTTTTTGAGATATCAAGAAAAAGTTGTAACGCCTGCTCTGGTCGCCCTCTCTTAAATCTTTCAGCTTTTATTATAAGAGGATTATATTTTTTTATTCTATTTATAGCACTATCCGCCTCATCTTCCCGTATATCTTCATCATATAACTTTGCTGGAAGTCTATCATCAAGACTAAAATAAATCTTAACCCAAATATATGGAGCAATTTCTCCTTCAACTATTTTAGATATTTCCGCACCTTTAATATAATTGACATTCTTATATATTGATTCGCTCTCACATTGTTCAATATAGCCGATATGCTTACCACTACTTGAAATAACCTTGACCGCAAATCTATCAAAAGTATTAGAACTTTCTAATTCAAAATAAACAAGCGAACCTATACTTATGCTATCGAATGCACCATTATCCCTATAACATGACCCTTTTACGCGATAACTTAAACTAAAAAAATTTTTTTCATCGCGATAATCTTTCTCATAGCGATCTATTCTATTGGCCTTTGATGTTTCAATAATATCATCATCTAATAAATATTGGTTTTGGGTCTCTTTAATTGACTTCCGATATAAATATATAAATCCAATAATCAGAGTAATAATAAGGATAACAAGCATTGGCGTAAGTTTGGTGTTACTTTCGCCGGTTTTCGGGTGTTTGACGCCACAAATTTACGAATTTTCAGCGGTAAGAAGGCAAAAAAAGCATATTACCAAGCAAAAAACACACTTTTTTGCTTAAAATTTTGCTCTCAAAACACTAAAACACCAATATATCAGCATAATAAGCGGGCAGAGAATCGAAAAAGCGTTTTTCGACACAACGCGAAGCGCGGGCCGCTCTGACGGCGAAAAGTATTTACCATGCCTCCTCAGGGGTGAAATATGAGAAAATCGGTTTGTTACCCTGTGAGGAGGTCGCGCACTGAGGTAAAAAAAGCACCCGGCGGCCTCTCTCGGTCGTCGGGTGGTAAGTATGTCGGTAAGCCAGTCGGTCGGGTACCGGTATCAGGTACTATAACGCTCGTCCATCCATTGCTCGGCCAGAGCATCGGCTGCAGGCGCCGATGAAGCAGCCACACTGACGGCCTTAATCCACTCGCGGCGCATAAGCAGATATTTGAAGGCGTCGGAAAAGTTCGTCGACAGGCGCGGGAGTTTAGGCGCCGGAAGTTTCTCGGATTTCTTTACTTTAGCTACTATCTTCACATCGCCACGGTGTTTAACTTCTGCCTTTGCGAGTTCGATACTTGAAATCATTTCGGTGCAGTTCAGAGCGTCAACCATAAGGAGTGGAAGGTGTTTGTTCTTGCCGCCCATCAGTTCCTGCATAAAGTTAAATTCTGAGTTAAATTCAGCCTCTTGACGGATAGTTCCCTGCTTGCGCGACATAAGTACCACAGTCCAGCCTGTGCGCCGTCCTTCCTCGTCCTTCTCGATAGCTGCTTTAATCTTGCCGGCCTGGTCCTCGTTCTGCCACTGATTATTATTGCCTGCGCGGTCGTAGTAGAGATATAACACCTTTTTTTGGTGGTTCTTGAAAAAGGTCAGGAATTGGTCGGCAAGTTGACGTATAGATTCAGGGGGAAGGGTGTATAAATTCTTGTGTACTCGGTAGAATTGTCCGTCAGGTTGTGCGATAACAAAAGAAAGCATATTACCGAAGTCCATACCGCCGTCAATGGGCCGCGTCGGATCGAGGAACCGGAGTTCATCGGAAGAGAATGCAGCTTCGCCGGATCGTGTACCATCATAATATTTATGTTTGTCGGAGAACAGTACATAAAACCGGGCGTCTCGGCGTACTCCGGGCCGCATACCGAAAACCGATTTAAGAAACTCATGTAGTTCGAGAGCGCCGTTATATAGGCGCTTGGCATAGTCAACCGTCAGAATATCAATATTAACGAAACTCGAAATATTCATAAAGAAGGTTTGGCCTTTGCGGAGCTTCAGGAGTCCTTCCTCGTAATAGGCGATTTTCTTTTCGAGCCGGGCGATTTTCTTAACATCTGGCGTGCCAGCCCGGTTCAGCTTCAGGAGCTTAATATTAAGCCGATTCAATTCGGAGGCGGCCTGTATGATTTTAATAATCCGTTCCGGGTTCATTTCAGAGGCGTAACGGAAAAACCAGTCGTATTCGCCTTCGGTTACGTCCGGCATATCAGTTGTAATCGTAACACCGCCGTAGAGGTGGCAGCGCCCGTAAGTAATAGCATCGCCGCGCAGAATAGGCATAACACGGGCCGCCTTCGCGTCGGAAGCGTATTTCGTTTCGTCAAACAGAAGGTGGGCAACAGACTTGCCCGCCAGCAAAGAAGGATTATCGAGAGAGCCGAGAAACAATACTGAGCCATTCCAGAAGGAATAAACGTGGCGATAATCATCTACAATAACAGAGCAGCGGCGGCGCCATTCCTCCGGAGGTCTTTTACCCTTTATGTAGTGAACGCCCTCGATAAGCCCGTTAATTTTCCAGCCATTCTGAACGGCGGGCATGATATTATCGACGAGGTTAGAATATGTATTCGCAACAATCGCCAGCGGAGCGCCCGGCATAAGACGGACGCAGCGCTCCGAACGCCGGGCCAGAATAACCGTACTTTTAGCCACACCACGGCCACCGATAGATACGAAATTCGTCGTATCTATCCAGTCGCAAAAAATCAGTGCGTCAGAACCGAATTTAACGGGTACGTCGGGGGCCTCATTCTTCTTCATCGCCGAAATCCTTAACATCTGAAATCATACGTTCCAGCAAATTACGTTTCTTAATACCCGCGTCCTCCTTTACGCGACGGCGTGAAATTTCGGGAATATCCGGAATCGAATCAATAAACGCCTCCAGCTCCTTACGGTCGGCCTTCGGGGCGCCCATGCTTTCAGCGTCGGGAGTATAAAGAACCACGGGAGCGGCGTCGAGGAGTTCCTGAGGAATCTCGGCGCTCTGTTCCTCATAGCAGCCGCGCAGTTTGGCCGCCTCGACAAAATAGCTCTTAGCCTCCTTCAGTTTACCCATAGAAGCGGCCAGATTTCCCAATTTGTCGAGGCGTTCGGCATATAGGTTGGCCCATGCACGGGGCCGCACGTCATCAACGGCATAGAAAAAATTCAGAGCGTCAGCATAAACGCGGCGTGCCATCCAGTCTGAAAGGCCGTAAACGTCCGATTTCAGGATCTTGATAATACCAGCCTTCGTAACGATACGATTCCCGCCCGGTAACATCATTCGAGCGTTAAGGCCGCGAACAACCTCCATAAGCTCGAAATAATCACGCTCTGCGGGTGTAAGGCTATCGAGGTCGCCAGTGTGTAAAATCCGCTCAATCTGGTGAGAATCGACCGCCTCGAAATCAATCCGGGAAGGTTTACGGGTTAAATTCGTCATCGTCCATATAGCTAACAAGTTCATTAAAACGATTATTCGCCTGAAGCGTCTGAAGCGCCTTTATAGCCTCGATATTCCCGGCCTTCGCCTGTTCTTGGAGCTTAGTCTGCGGTACGGCGCGGCCCTCGGCTTTACCGGCAGCCAGCAACAAAGCAATATCAGAACCGGGAAACTCCGCAAGAAGGCAAAAGGCCGCGCGGCGATCGCGGGGCCATTCCATAGCGACGGCAATTTCCCTCGGCATGAAGCCGACAGCGGCGAGCTTCATCACCTCCTCCTCCTCGGTCGAGGTCAGAGCGAAAGCCGGTAAATTAGATTTTTCAATCTCCGTACTCATTTTCAAGGCGTTTACAAGTGGTAAGATAATAACCCTCGTCCTGTTCCATAATCAGGAACCGGCGCCCGGAGCGAACGGCAGCCACGGCAGTAGTGCCAGAACCTCCAAAAGTATCAAGAATCACGGAGCCGGGCGTGGTAGCGTCCTCGATAAACTTTTGAATTAAGGTGACGGGCTTTTGTGTGGGGTGAACCTTAGAACCGTCGGTGGCCTTCGCCCCGCTCGTGAAGCTCTTAAGTCCTGAAATAATATTCGTTCCGCCGATATTCGCGCCCTTACCGGCATGAAACAACACCAGTTCATGAATAAAAGCGTAATGATTACCGGGGCCGCTCAGTTTATCCCATACAAGCATATTGTGAGCCTTCAAAATCTCGTCGAACAGCGGATAATAAAACGCATAACCGCGCCAGTCGCAGAAAAAATAAATACAAGCTTCAGGGCGACAAACACGCCGATACTCGTGAAATAACTCCCGATAGAACGGACGGCATATTGACAGATCGCGGAAATTGCCCTTTTGCCCATTGTGTGTCATACCGAGAAAATACGGAGGGTCGGTAATAATGCAATCTACGGAGGCCGCCGGGAGTGTCTTTATAACGTCGAGGCAGTCGCCGTTGTAAACGATACCGCCGGGAAACTCCCGGAGGTCATTCGTCAAAGTTTCTGAATCTGGATAACGTAGCATTCAGCGTGTCGATTTTTCGGTTTACAATAGAGAGCTGGTGGCCGGCCTCCGAACGGTCGCACGGGTGGCAGCCTGAGCGCGAGAGGTAGCGGGTAAAGTATGCCCGCGACCTTTCCGCCGATTCGAGAGCCTCAATTACTTTTTTTTTCGGCGGGCGACCTCAGCCTTAAGGGCCTGTTTATAATTAGACCAGTAATCGAGAGAGGCGGCGGCCTTCTCGTTCTCCTCGCCTTTAGCCTTAGCCTCGGCCACCTTCTTCTTGTGCTTCGATTCCTGAACGCTTGCGCTCTGGAGCTTGCTAATCAGCTCGACGTCGGGAAGCGCCGCGAGATCCTCGACGGCCTGAGCTTCCCGGAACTTTGCGGCCTTTCCGAGAATCGTACCGTTTACGCGATAATATTCGAGTTCTTCCCAGATTTCGCGGTTTTTCAGGTATTCGGTAACGACCTTCTCGCTATCGGCGGCAGCGGTGGCCGCGTCGGCGTCTCCAAGAGTCTGAAGGCGGGCGTGAGCCGCTTTATATTCCCCGTAAGCGGTAAACATATCAGCGACGAGAATCTTCAGCACGTCCGGGCAATCCGGGGAGTTTAGGAACGTATATTTTTCACGAAAGCGAATCATCTTCCGAACCGGCTCCGGCGCCTCGGCATAGCGCGAACGGGCATTTTCGAGCTGTTCGGTAAGCTCCTCAATCTTATCCTCGTTCTCGCTCATGGCGGCGACGCGCTCCTGAAAATCCGGGCTAACAAGCTCGTCAACGGAGACCCCGAAACTATCGGCCAGCTCCATAAGAACGTCCTCGTTATCCTTAGGATCGTCAAAAATAACAGCCTGTACGGTTTTCCCGTTAAGCTGTGGCGCCGGTACCTTCGAGTGGGCCAGACGAGGGAGACGGGCAAACTCGATTTCAGTCAGTCCGGCCAACTTACGGAGTTCATCGAAAAGAATTTCACGTGTCGCGGTTGTATTGTCGAGGGCAAACTGACGCTTCAGACGCAAATTATTGCCGTAGCGCCTATAAAGCTCCATGCCTTCAGCGTAATCCCGTGGGCCGCTAAGGTAGGCGGTAATTTCTTTTTTCTGTTCGGTAGTCATACGATTATTCGATTATTTCCCAATCGTTTGAAAGCATGTCGGTTTGAGAGGCCAGCCAGCCTGAAAGTATTTCTTTGCTGGCTGTTAACATACAGATTGTACCAAGCGCAGGAATAGAACCTCCGCAACTTTCGGCAATTGCCTTTAACATAGGATCATGACACCACTCGGCCTTTACTGTTCCAGCCGGTTTCAGCCATAAGAACATATTTTTTCCATTCCAGCCTTTGCGGGCTACCTTTTTACCACATTTAAGGGCTTCAATAGCTTCTCCAAAATTCATAATTTTTAAATATGTAGAGGGTTATATGTTTTAATGCAACAAAGTTAACGCCCGGTAATTACCAAGTGAAGGACACAAAACACCCGAACACATGTTATTGCGTCCGGGTGTGTAAAGCGGGTTTCGGTCGGGCAGGAATCGAACCTTAAACCCTTTTCGGGAATCGAACCTATTAGGCTGCGACGTAGCGGCTCTGCTCGATCCATACGATACCACCATCGCCAGAATCGAAAGCACGGAGCGTAATCTGTGAGCCTTCGGAGGCGGTGAAAACCTTACCGCCACGGAGAAGGATCTTACCCGCGTTGCTCGAAACGGTAGGCGACGAACCGGCCACGCCAAGAAGCGTAACAACTGCATCATGAGCGCC